AAAGAAGCAGCAAGACATTAAATTTAAATGGATTGAAAAAGCTTCTGTTGATGAGTTTTTAGCTGCAGGATTTGATGGTGGTGATAATGGCCGTTATTTTGTAGATCAATTACGATCTAGAATTGATAAGATAAAAGATACTGACACTCAAATAAAAGATTTTGCTAAAGAAGAAAAAATCAAAGCTAAAAAAGCTAAAGGTATTGAATTGTTTATGGGAGAGTGATATGGGACTTAAGGACAAGTTTATTAAATTTTGTGAAATACAAAAAGCAGCTAATCATGAAAGAAGTATTAAAGGTCATGAACACCGAGATACTATTAAAGTATATGAAAGAGCTAATCAGCTCAAACGTGAAATCCTTGAGGAACTAGATGAAAATAGCAATCATTAACGATACTCACTGCGGTGTTCGTAATTCATCAGAAATCTTTTTAAATTATCAAGAAAAATTTTATAAAGATGTGTTTTTTCCATATTTGAAAGAACATGGAATTACTCAAATTCTGCACTTAGGTGATTATTACGATCACCGTAAATTTATCAATTTCAAAGCACAAAATTCAAACCGTAAAACTTTCTTAGATGTTCTCAAGAAAGAAGGTATTCATATGGATATTATTCCAGGAAACCATGATGTTTTCTATAAGAATACAAATGATTTGACTTCTTTGAAAGAACTCCTAGGTTATTATACTTCTAATGTGAATATCATCATGAAGCCAAAAGTGCTTGATTATGATGGTTTGAATATTGCTGTAGTCCCTTGGATTAACTCAGAAAACTACGCTGAATCAATTGATTTTATCAAGAAATGTAATGCACCAATTCTAGGAGCTCACTTGGAGTTGATTGGTTTTGATATGATGAAAGGTATGCCAAACACTCATGGTATGACTTCAGAAATCTTTGAACGTTTTGAATTGGTAATGTCTGGGCATTTCCATACAAAATCTAATCAAGGACATATTCATTATCTTGGCACTCAAATGGAGTTTACATGGTCTGATTGTGATGACCCTAAGTACTTCCACATTCTTGATACTGAAACACGTGAACTTACACCAGTTCGTAATCCTTATACTATTTTCGAAAAAGTGTTTTACAATGACGAGAAAATAGATTATAATAGTTATGATACGTCAAATTTAAAAGATAAGTTTGTAAAAGTAGTGGTAGTCAAAAAGACTGATCCATTTATGTTTGATAGACTTATTGATCGTATCCAAAACGAAGATATTCATGAACTAAAAATTGCTGAAACATTTGAAGAGTTTACTGGCGATAATGTTGAAGATGAGTCTGTATCAGTAGAAGATACTACTGAACTTTTAGATTCATACGTTGAAGCTGTTGAAACAGATCTTGACAAAGGTCGTATTAAAAACTTAATGAGAACGCTGTATGTCGAAGCACAGAGTATGGAAATCGTATGATTGTTTTTGAAAAAATCCGTTGGAAAAACTTTTTGTCAACTGGTAATGACTTTACAGAAGTCCAATTAGATAGATCACCTACTACACTGATTGTTGGCCAAAATGGCGCAGGAAAGAGTACTCTCCTTGATGCTCTTTCTTTTGCTTTGTTTGGTAAACCACATCGTAACATTAATAAACCACAACTAGTAAATACTATCAATGGTAAGAATACTGAAGTTGAAGTTAACTTTACGATTGGTTCTCATAAGTTTGCGGTAAAGCGTGGTATCAAACCAACTAAGTTTGAGATCTGGCAAAACGGTAATATGATTAATCAATCATCAGCTGCTAAAGATTATCAAAAGTTTTTAGAACAAAATATTCTAAAGTTAAACCATAAATCGTTTCACCAAATTGTTGTACTTGGATCATCTTCGTTTATTCCATTTATGCAGCTGCCAGCAGGCCACCGTAGAGATGTAATTGAAGATCTTTTGGATATTGGCGTATTTTCTAAAATGAATTTAATCCTTCGTGAAAAGGATTCAAAACTTAAGGAAGAAATCAGCAATATTACATACGAATATGATTTGAATAAAGAAAAGATTTCTCTTCAAAAGAAGTATATTCGTGATATTACGGAGTTGAATGATGAGCAAATTGAAAAGAAAACTGACCAGATCGATGCTAATCAAGCCGAAATCGAAGAACTCAATATGGTCAATAACGACTTATCCCAAGAGATTGAAAGTCTTCAAGAAGGCCTTGCCGAAAGTCTTAAAACCAACCACGATAAAAAGCAAAGCCTATCTCAATTCAAATTTCAATTCCAATCAAAAATCAAAGAGGTTGTCAAAGACGCAAAGTTCTACGAAGAGAATGATGTTTGCCCAATATGCTCCCAAGGTATTGGTGATGATCTCAGACACGAAAAATTGTCCATTGCCAAGTCTAAAGCCCAAGAACTTAACACGGCAATTTTTGATGCATCTGAACAGTCAACTATTGTGGAGCAGGCTATTGAACAACTCAATAGCACTGCAGAGCAGGTCAGAGAGAAGACAGCGTCTATATCAACTAACAATTCTACAATCGCAGGGCTCCAAAGACAAATACACAATCTTGAGACTGAGATAGATTCACTAAGAGGTTCTACAGGAGATTTATCAAAAGCTAATTCTGAACTATCAGAACTACAAGAATCTCGTAATGTTTTATCTGAAGAAAAGCTAAAGTTGATTGATACTAAATCATATAACCAAGCTGCATCAGAAATGCTAAAAGACACTGGTATTAAGACAAAAGTAATTAAACAGTATTTACCCGTTATGAATAACTTAGTGAATAAATATCTTCAAGTACTTGACTTCTTTGTAAAGTTTGAGCTAGACGAAAGTTTTAATGAAATAATCAAATCTCGCCATAGGGACTCATTCAATTATGCAAGCTTTAGCGAAGGTGAAAAGCAAAGAATTGATTTGGCTTTACTTTTCACGTGGAGGCAAATTGCTAGAATGAAAAACTCAACATCTACGAATTTACTAATTCTAGATGAAACATTTGATTCGTCTCTAGATCATGATGGTATTGATAACCTAATGAAGATCCTTTATACTCTTGATGATCAAGCAACGAATGTATTTGTTATTTCGCACAAAGGTGATTTATTAGATGGTAAGTTTAGAAGCAAGATTGAATTTATCAAAGAACATAATTTTAGTAAGATGAGAGCATAATGAATTTAACTGAACATAATAATCCCTTACTGACTTCGCCATTAGAGTTTATTGAGAACCCAAAAGAAAATCTTGAAGGTCTTCAAGAAATAGCAAAGCAAATGTATGCTCTTGTAAAGCAGTTTGGTGGTGCTGGATTATCAGCAAATCAAATTGGTATTAATCGAAGAATGTTTATCGTTAAGTATGGTGAATATGAACAGACATTTATTAATCCAAAAATCACATGGTTTTCAGATAAAAACATTGTTCTTGAAGAAGGTTGTCTAAGCTTTCCAGGTGTCTTTATTGGCGTAAAAAGACCTGATGCTTGTAGAGTATCATATATGGATATTGAAGGTAATGAGCACGAAGAGACGCTTTTTACTGGTATTTCAAATAGAATCATCCAGCATGAATACGATCATATGGAAGGTAGGTTCTACTATAGCAATATTTCCAAGATTCAGATGAATCGCTTGAAGAAAAAACTGAAAAAGAAATTGGACATTGATCTTAAGTGATTGATTTCTAAGGAAATCTTTTTTCAACTTTTTTCACAAAAAGGGTGTACATTCCTCGTTTGTTATGGTAGAATATACTTATCAAATGGAGAAACATATGGCTAATCAATCTAAAATAATCTTGGCAAAACTGCTAGCCAATGAAAATATTAGTGTGCAATATGGTAATTACCAAACTGCATTTTTTGATGTTCAAAATCGTGTACTAGGACTTCCTCTTTGGAAGCAAATGGGTAAAGGTCTTACTGATCTTTTGATTGGCCATGAAGTTGGACATGCTTTGTACACTCCAGCTGATGGGTGGCATGATTCCACCACCGAAATACCAGGATGTCCTCGCTCATATATTAATGTTGTTGAAGATATTCGTATTGAGAAAAAAATTCAATCAAAATATCCAGGTTTAGTTCGTTCGTTTAAACTTGGATATAAAGATTTATTTGATCGTAATTTCTTTGGCACTAAAGATCGTGAACTTTCAACATATTCTTTAGTTGATCGTATTAACGTAAAAGCAAAATTACGTGATATGGTTGAAGTTGAATTTTCATCTGAAGAGCAGCCTTTAGTTGATATGGTATTTAATGTAGAAACATGGGAAGATGTAATCAATGCTTGTCGAGCTCTACATGAATATATCAAAGAGCAGGAGAAAAAAAATGGTTCTAATTCAAAAGATAATCAAGAAAATCAGCACGATGATTTTTCAGATGAAATTTCAGATTCGTTTATGGGAAGCTCAAAGAGCAGTGAAGAAACTGGAGAACAAGATGAAACTTCCGAAAACTTGGAATCAGGAAAAAAAGACAAAGAAGTAGAAAATTCTTCTACAGAAGACTCTAAAGGTGGTGGTGATGTTGGTTCTAATAAATCACCAGATACTGTTGAAACAGATCAAGAATTTCGTTCTAAAGAAAACGAATTGTTAGAAAAAGATGAATTAGATCGTCAACCTTTGTACGCTCGTTATATTACACGTAAGCAATATAATGAGATGCTTTTCACATATGAAGAAGTAAAAGCTTCTCGCGAAGAACGTAAATCAATACATCCGTATGTTATTGAAGAAGATTACAAATCATTTTTAGATGAAACAAAACGTACAACTGGGCTTATGGCAAAAGAGTTTGAAATGCGTAAAGCTGCATATAGAACTATTAGAGCTCAAACTGCACGCACCGGTTCTATTGATGTTTCGAAACTTTATAGCTACAAATATAACGATGATATTTTTGCTAAAGTTACAAATTTAGCAGATGCAAAATCTCATGGAATGATTATGCTAATTGATTATTCAGGATCTATGGATAATATTTTAGGTCCAACAATTAAGCAAACTTTAAACTTAGCTACATTTTGTAAAAAAGTAGGAATTCCATATGAAATTTACGGATTCACATCTGGAGATAGCTGTGGTCGTAACTATTCTAACCTAGCTAATGGAGAAATCGATCATCAAGATTGCCGCATTTTTTCATTATTAAATTCCTCTATGAATAAAACTACGTATGAAGAAGCATTTAAAATGTTATATATTTCATCTATCAGTAATAGTAATTATTTTGGAAGTCTTTCTCGTATTGAATCATTTGGTGGTACTCCATTAAATGAAGTTGTTATGGCTAGTAATTATATTATTTCAAGTTTTTTGAAAAAGTTTCCAGTTCAAAAGGTAAATCTTGTTCTTTTAACTGATGGAGATGGACGTCCAGTTCGTGTCCATTCCACAGTTTTTAGAAAATATTCTAAAAATATGATTATTGAAAAAAACGGAAAATTTCTAAAAACGCATAGACGTTCTTCTAAATGCACTGCGCTACTTCTTGATGATATTAAATCAAATGGCGTTACTACAATAGGCTATCGTTTGGCAGAACGTGCGTATGATTTCAAGGGAGCTATATGGGGAGTTAGCGAAAATTTTGTTTCAGATGTAGAAATGAAAGCAGTTAGAAAAATTTTCAATAAACAAAAATTTGTTTCTATAGATGGTGTCGGTGGATACGATAGATACTTTATAGTTAAAGCTGATAAAAATAGTCTTGACACAGACATTGAAGAATTTGATATTGACGAGAATGCTTCAAAAGCTCAAATTGCGAAAGCTTTTAAAAAGCACACGAATTCTAAAAAGGGAAATCGCGTATTAGCTACAAAATTTGCAGAAATAGTTGCATAAAATGCATTTTAGGGGTTTACATTACCTGTAATTTGTGTTAGAATATAACTATATGATGATGGAGAATATATTATGATTAATGAACGTGAACTTTTGGCAGAGCTAAATATCCAATATCCTTCCCGTACCGACTTCAGCCCCAATGAAGTTATTGAAGTAGCTAAAACTCTTGGTATGAAATCTAGCCCAGTGTATAAATACATTACGTCTCAGCCAAGAGTGAAACGTGGTGTATATTCGCTATCAGCTCAAATTTTACCATTTAATCAAGAGGAAAAAGCTCCTATGACAACAGTAGCTTCTGTTATGAATGATGAAGTATTTGTACCTTCAAAAGAAGATACGTATGTTGTATGGGGTCACTTTAAAGACGTAGAAAAAATTATTCAATCTAAAATTTTCTATCCAACATACATTACAGGTCTTTCTGGTAATGGTAAAACTATGATGGTTGAACAAGCTTGTGCTCGTTCTAACCGTGAATATGTACGAGTTCAAATAACTCCTGAGACAGATGAAGATGATCTGATCGGTGGATTCCGCCTTGTTAATGGCGAAACTGTATTTAATAAAGGTCCAGTTATCAAAGCAATGGAACAAGGCGCCGTTCTCCTCATCGATGAAATCGATCGTGGATCAAATAAAATCATGTGTCTTCAAGGAGTGCTCGAGGGTAAACCTGTTCTCATCAAAAAAACTGGTGAGGTTGTTTCTCCTTCTAACGGGTTTAATGTTATTGCAACTGCAAATACAAAAGGTAAAGGCTCTGATGATGGTCGTTTCATTGCGGCGACTATTATTGATGAAGCTTTCCTTGAGCGGTTTACAATCACCCTCGAGCAACCCTATCCTAAACAAGCAACTGAACGTAAAATCGTTATGAAACATATGGAAAAATTTGATTGTGTTGATAAAGATTTTGCTGAATTGCTTACTATTTGGAGTGAAACTATTCGTAAAACTTTTGAAGATGATGGTGTAGATGAAATTATTTCTACACGTCGACTTTGTCATATAGTTCAAAGTTTTTCAATTTTTGGTGACCGCCAAAAATCAATTGAATTATGTGTAAATCGTTTTGACGAAGATACTAAAGAAGCCTTTGTTGATCTATATTCAAAGGTAGATGTACAACCTGATGCGATAGAAAATAACAAAGATAGTGCATCGCTTGATGATATATTGGAGGCTGCAATCAATGGTTAATTATAAATTTAATGAAGGGGCTCTAATTCAAGAGCTCCAAAACTATATTGATAACACATATGATGGTCATTATTCAAAAAACCAATTTCAATCGACTGAGTTTATTATTGATTGTGGTCATGGTATGGGCTTTGCTTTAGGTAATGTTTTAAAGTATGCTCAACGATATGGTAAAAAAGATGGAGCAAATCGCAAAGATTTGATGAAGATTTTACACTACGCTCTTATTGCTTTACATCAGCACGATTTAGATAATAGTGATATTGAATTTAGTGAAGATATTTCACTTACAGTAAATTCTGATATGTACAATATCAATAAAATAGATTATAATAATACTATTCAAGTTGATCTAACGGATAACTCAATGAATTCTGTAACATTTCATGATACAATTAAAAAGGCTTAAAATATGAAACTAAGTAATGAAACTTTGTCAGTACTTAAAAACTTTGCTGGTATTAATTCCAACGTTGTTTTAAATCCTGGACAAACAGTGAAAACAATGGCCGAGTCAAAATCAATTATGGCCACGGCGCAGATCTCTGAAGATGTTCCATCTCAAATTGGCATTTATGACTTAAATGAATTTCTTGGGGTGGTAAACATGTTTGACGATCCTGATCTACTATTTGATAATGAATTCAAATCAGTTCGAGTGACCGAAGGTAAACGCGCAGTAAAGTATTTCTTTTCTGAACCTTCTATTCTTACATCTCCAACTAAAGATATTCAGATGCCAGTGTGTCCAGTAAGTTTTACTATTTCTGCTGAAGAAATGTCTAATTTACGTAAAGCTGCATCCGCACTTGGAGTAACTGATGTTGTAGTTAAATGTTCACCTGATATTACACCACAACTAATTGTTACAGATACTAAAGATTCTACTTCAAATTCTTATGAAATTAATTTAGATCAAGATGTTGGTGAAGGCATAACGTGCAACTTTATTTTCAATATCAATAACTTTAAATTTATTTCTGATGATTATGACGTAACTATTTCAGAAAAACTTATTTCAAATTTCAAAGCAAAAAATAACTTAATTGAATATTGGGTCGCGCTTGAAAAAAACTCAACCTTTGGAGGATAATATGGAAGAAGATGGATTGTCAATAGATGATTTAATGAATGTTCTGCGTATCATTAATACAGCAACAGATCGAGGAGCATTTAAGGCAAATGAGCTTTCTTTTGTTGGTACCGTTTATGATAAATTTACATCATTTGTAAAAGTAGCACAAGCAGAAATGCAATCACCACCAGTGGCTGGAGCACAACAAATTGAACCTGAACCAGCACCTGCAAAATCAACACGAGGAAAAAAGCCAAAAATTAATGATGGCGCAGAATATGATTGATCAAAATATTCAACTTAATTATGATAAATTGAAACTGGAGAATGTTTTCAAAATGGTAGTGAATAACCCTAATGAGCGCGAAGTAATTGTAAAAGCTTTGAAAGAATGGTCTAACTCAGCTGTTCGTATTGAGGCCGAAAAAGATCTCCAGAAAAATATTATTGATGAGCTTTGTGATAAAGTAGATATTGAGAAAAAATATCTTAATAAATTAGCAACAATGTTTCATAAACAAAACTTTGCGCAATTTCAACAAGAACGAGAAGAAATCGAAGAATTGTACGAATCACTCACAACCTAGTGTACAAATCAGTCTAATTGTTATATAATAAACTTATTAAATTATGGAGTATGTGAATGTCTGATTTTCTCTGGGTCGAAAAATATCGTCCTCGTTCTGTTGAAGAAACTATTCTTCCTTCAACCCTCAAGGAAACATTTAAGCAGATTATTTCTACTGGTGAATTGCCAAATATGCTTTTCACTGGTACTGCTGGTGTAGGTAAGACCACCGTTGCTCGAGCTTTGTGTAATGAGCTTGACTTAGATTATATTCTAATTAATGGATCGGAAGAGGGTAATATTGATACACTTCGAAACAAAGTAAAGCAATTTGCTTCTACAGTTTCGTTACAAGGTGGAGTTAAAGTTGTAATACTTGATGAAGCCGATTACTTAAATCCACAATCAACTCAACCAGCTCTTCGTGGCTTTATTGAAGAATTTGCTAACAATTGTAGGTTTATCCTCACTTGCAATTTTAAAAATCGTATTATTGAACCTTTACATTCTCGTTGTTCTACTTACGAATTTTCTATTCCCAATAGTAAAAAGCCCGAAATAGCTGGTCTTTTCTTTAAGCGAGCAACTGAAATTCTGAAACAAGAAAATATTGAATTTGTTCCAGATGTAGTTGCTCAACTTATTACTAAGCATTTTCCAGACTGGCGTCGAGTTCTAAATGAACTTCAACGCTATTCTATGTCTGGTAAAATTGATGCCGGAATGCTAGTTGATTTGAATGATACTAATATTAAGTCACTAATGGCTTCTTTAAAAAATAAAGATTTCAAATCTATGCGCCAATGGGTTGTGAATAATATTGATACTGAGCCTCATGCAATTTTTCGTAAATTATATGATTTAATGAACGAATATATAGTACCACAATCAATTCCTCAGCTAGTTTTGATCTTAGCTGATTATCAATATAAAAATGCTTTTGTCGCAGACCATGAACTTAACGTGGTTGCTTGTATGACAGAAGTTATGGCAAATGTGGAGTTTAAATAATGCTAACAGTTTATTCAAAAAATAATTGTACCTATTGTGTAAAACTTAAAAATCAACTTGACAGTTGGAATGTTGAGTATGAAGAAATTAATATTGAACAAAACGCTGAAGCAAAATCTTTTGTTGTAGATCAAGGACATCGAACTGTTCCTATTCTTTATAATGGTATTGAACATATTAAGCATGAAGGCTTAACTAAAAATATGCTACAACAGATTATTAGTGGCTCTTAATACTTTTGGATTTATATTATGACATTCTTTGATTACCTTAACTCAATTAACTATTCTAAAAAAGACATTATGGTTGACGATATTGCCGAGGATGATTACAATCCTTTTATGGTCAACCGTGGTCTTTCTTATTTTCAAGATACTGTTCTTTACGCAAATGAAATGAATAAGTATCATCACCTTGACAATCGTCTTCAATTTGATTTTCTTATAAATATTGTTAGAAAGCGTAAAAGGTTCAGTAAGTGGGCAAAAAATACTGATCCTGATGCTCTAAGTGTAGTGAAAGAATATTATGGCTATAGCAATGAAAAAGCCCGCCAAGTTCTTTCTCTACTTTCTAATGAACAAATAATTGAATTGAAAAAGAGGATGTTCAAAGGTGGAAAATAATAATAACGAAATTCATGATTGGTCTCCAGCTCATATGCTGGAAATATCACTGAACGAACCTGATGACTTTTTAAAAGTAAGAGAAACATTAACCCGTATTGGAGTAGCGTCTAACAAAGATCATAAGCTATATCAGTCATGTCATATTTTACATAAACAGGGAAGATATTTCATTGTTCATTTTAAAGAACTATTTTTACTAGACACAAAAGCTTCAAATCTTATGGAAAACGATATAGAGAGAAGAAATACAATTGCAACATTACTTTCTGACTGGGGTCTAATAACAATTGTAAATTCTGAACAAGCATTAAAAGTTGCGCCTTTGAGACAAATTAAAATTATTTCTCATAAAGATAAAGCAAATTGGGAACTTTGCCCAAAATATAATATTGGAAATAGCGTAAATTAATTGTTTACATTTCTTAAAAAATATATTATAATAAATACTATGTTAGCGTTGAAGTAACGTGGACACATACTGGACTCGGGTGCGAATCCCGACAGCTCCACCATAAGCATACTAGCAAATGCTAGGCAAAAAATAAGTAGCAAAATCCCTGCAGG